TTAACAGAAATAGTTGTTTGTGTTGTAGTTGTTACAGCACCAGTTAACCATGTAGTTGATTCCATGTTTAAACTGTAGCCATGGAGAAGCGTATCTACACGGTCAGTAATCTGTTCAAGGGTGCTCACAGGTCTATGCTCCTTAGGGCTGATACTGCTGACTTGTCAGTGGTTCCTGCAAGTTCATTACATACTGAGTTTAAACCTTTGTAGTTATCTGGTTGACGAGATGAACTAGCCTTGTAATTTAATGCTCCTAATAAATCTTTACCAGTAGTGCCAGCCCATTTATTGGCTGCTCCTGGTGCATCTAAGAAAAGAGTGCGGTCTGGGTAAGTGCCAGAATTAGCAAGTCTATTTAATTCAGCAACGAGTGTTGAGCCTGCATAACCTGTAGCCATTATTTTGCCTTCTTTCGTGCTGCTCTCATGTTGTCCACAAGATTAGGATATTTTCTACCAGCCTTCTTAGCAGCAGCCTTGGCTGATGCTTTAGCAGCAGGTGATAGTGGTTTAGATTTTTTGTTAGGGTTTGGTTTATCCCATACTTCTTTTTTAGCCATTACCATTTCACCTTATCTGCCCAGTATGCTGCACTCATTTTGCCTTTGGCAATGTTGCTTGCATGACGAGCCTTAAATGATTTTTGTCTTGCTGTTGGAGTTTTATCTCCACTGACACCCTGTTGACCAAAGCGAATAGTTTTAACCTGGTCACCAGATTTAGCCACAACTACATGTGACTTTGTTGGGTGATTTGGTGTGCGCTTAGGCTTGTTAAAGCCTGACACTCCTGCTCGCTTTAGTCTAGGGTCTGACATTTGTTTTCCTTACTTTCCACCAAGAGTAGTTGGATTATTGACCGCAGGGGCAGGGATGCCATACGGGTTAATTGTTCCAAAGTTGTCATCTGCATTGACGGTTTTAGTCCCGCATCCACATTGTGTGCACATGGTTACTTCGCCTTCTTCTTGAGCATTGACATGCCCTTCTTTAATTCTTTAGCCTTTGCAGACTTTGATTCAACCTTTTCAGCCATTGCATAAGCCTTCTTTTTCATTGCTGGTGATACTGCTTTCTTTTTCATTGCTGGCATGTTATTCCCCTTTTGTGTGATTACTTTGACATCTCCACCAACACCTATGCAGTAATCAGCGGAAATCTTGATTGCTCTACGAGCAGCAAACTCTGCTGCTTTTATAGAGTTTTTACTAAAGCCAGTGGCTAACGCACCTAGTGCTAATTGCCCACCACTGCCTACTGCGTAGAGTCCACGGTCATCTCGTGACCACATGTATTCTTCGTCAATTTCATAAATGACACCGTTTAAACACATAAGTGCATCAAAGCCAGCGTTAGGGTCTTTAATTGAATCTGGCTCATAGCCGTGTTCTTTCATTGCATCTCGTAAAGATGGAAGCACCTTGATTTGCATAAAGGCATCAAGGCTCATTGTTTTAATAATCTTTGGTGGAGTCCATAAGAACTCTGCTATGTTGCCAGCAATAGCATCTCCTGCAAAGGCAAACACATAGTCACCTTTACGCACTGCCTTGTCTACACCTTTGGCGTAATATGGTTTGTCATCATAGGTAGTCATGGAATCTGCTGCAATTACTGCCCAGCCTTTTCCCTGAATACCTACAATGGCAGTCATGTTTACCCCTTAAAACTATTAGTGTTTGCATCGTAGGCTTTGCCTACTTTATTTGAATCATCTATTGCTTTTTGCACTTGCTTTGTAGAAGTTCCTGCTGGCTGAATACCTTGCTTGCGAGCATCTCTATAAAGATTTAATTCTTTATCCCATTTCTTTTGGGACATATTCTTATTGCTTGCAGCATCTCCTGGGGATAGTTGGAGAGTCTTAGCCTTGCACCCAAAACATGGGCAAAATTCTGAATCAATATGGTCTGAGTTGGGGGTTACTACACCCCAGTCTGACCATGGTTCTGTTGAGGTGGCATCGCACTTGGTGCAGCCAAACAACTCAACCTTAGGAAACATTTGTCCGTCTATTAAATCGTATCCGTCTTTTACTACTTTACCAATATGTCCTTGAACGGAACAATCATACTTCTGTAATGTATTCCCCATAGTTGCCCCCGATGCTTGGGTCTGTTAAACGATTCTTTGTTGCTTCGTCAATAATATATTCGTGTCCACCTAAGTAGACTTCTGTTGCTGTAGCAATTTCAGTTTGTGCGGGGTAGCGATAGGAAGAATACATACCACCTATCATCATTACTGTTACGCCACGAGCAATAGAATAACGCTCTAGGAGTCGGTGCCAGCCCATAGGTGTTTCTTCAACACGGGGTGTTACGAACAAATACTCTGCCACTGTTTCTCCTTTATTGGTGTAGAGAGAGGGCGAGCGAACCCGCCCCCTCAACTACAATTACTTTAACCAGCGATTGAAGAACCAGTCTCAATGCGGTAAAGGGCTGCCTGACGGTAAAGGCTAAAGCCAAGAACTCCATACCAACCGATTGGTCGGAAACGAAGCAACTTGTCAGTAACTGGTCCGATGACAACATTTGGCTCCTGTGCAACTGCTTCTGCCAATGCTTGCTTTCCAGCAATGATTGTGCGGTATACAGGTGTTTCTGGAGTTACTGTTACAACTGTTGTTGCTGTTACTGCAGCAGTGTTTGCAATGCTTACAGTGATTGTTGTTGTTGAACCTGATGTTGCAAGTGATGTGATTAACGCACCTGATGCAATACCTGTTCCTGAAATCTTATCTCCTGCTTCTGCAGAAGTAGCGATTACAGATGATGAAGCAACACCGAAAGTGAAGCCTCCTGATGTTCCAGCAACAGTTACTGCTGTTGTAGCAAGTGCTGTCTGGTCTGCACCATCTACGCCACGATACATACGAGGTGTCTCAACAAAGAAAGCGCCTTCGTAGGTTCCGATTGAGCCAGCCCAGAAGTTGCCTGTGCCTGTCTCTGCATACTTGTGCATGTCGTTCCATCCACCAACACCTGTTTCAGCACGAAGGTCGTGTGAAACTTCTGGGTGGATACCTGTCCAGTAAAGTGAACCTTCACGAGGAACAGCCTTGTTTGAACGAAGTTTAGCCACAGCACGGCGGATATTAGCAGCAGTGATTGTGTCTGATGATGTGATTGTTGCTGTTGATGTGCGTGAGCCACCGTAAATAACATTGTCGCCTTGGCGCAATGTGTTCATTGCTAGGCGGTCAAGTGAGTCAGCCATGTTGTAAGCGATGATGTCTGCTACTGCAGGGTCAACATCGGATAGTGAGAATAGTTGCAACTTGCGTGTTACAAGAGATGCGTTTCCGTATTCTTGTAGTGTAACTGCAACTGTTGTTACATCTGATAGTGCAATTGCATCTGGGTCAGTTGTTTCTGATAGTGATGCGGTTGCTGGTGCCAAGTCGTTGTAAATTGAGAATACAACGCTTGAACCTGGCATTGCCTGTTGAGCAGGGCGCTTGTCGGCTACTGAACGAATCAGTGGCTGTGAACGAAGCGCAAACTCTACATAGCGGTCATACGCTGTTTTGATTAACCCTGCGAGTGCAGAGGTATCTGTGTATGCCATGTTGGTTCACCTCCTGGTGATTGGTAGTTTGAGTTATTGAACTGAAACACCGAGTAATGCACTGAGTTCTGCAGCACTTGTAGCATTAAGAATCTTTGCCATTGAATCTTCATCCACTCCTGGAGGAGTGCCTGTTGATACAACATCATTGATTCTCTTTTGTGCTTGTAGTGCTGGGTCCTTTGATGCCTGGCTCTCGCCTTCTTTGGTATCTTGGTTAACACCAAATACATCGCCATATTCATTAAGCCAGTTATTAACTGCTTCTTCCGAAGCATCTAAGTCCTGAGGTATGAACGCTGCGACTTTTGGGTTAATACCCTTTGCAGTCAACACATCCTTTACGGTGCGTTGACGAGTCTGATTCTTTAGAGTTGTTGCTTCTACTTCGAGTTCTTTCAAACGCTTTTCTAGCGTTTTATTTACTCTGCGTAATTGCTTGACAACATCCTGAGGTTCAAAGTCCTCATCGAAATCGTCATCGTCATAATTGGTAGCCATCTACCTATCTCCCTTGTTAGTTGTTGTATTCGCAATCCACACCATGATTCGGGGAAACCATGCTGGCTATCGCTCCTAGTCTTTTACGCCCCCCTGGGCTAGTCGGTCAGGGTTGGGGATTCTTTATATGTTGGAACTGGTGCGAAGTGAGCCTGCGCTCAATCCACTAGAACCACCAAAGCGTGCTTGTTCACGCTTTGCTCTTTTTGTAGATGCCAAGATTGCTTGTTGGTCGCTTTCTAATATGGCTTCTAATGCTTCTCTATCTGAATATGTTTCTTTGTCAAGGTAAGCAAGTCGTGATTGAGTTGCAGCAAGTTGAGATGCTTGACCAAATGCTTTAGTTAAATCTGATGAACTAAGTTTAGCATAAGCATCCTGAACTCCAAGTTGCTCAGCCTCCGCCATGCCAAAGTCAGCAAAGCCATAAGTCTTACCAATACCTGCAATTTCAGCAGCCTTTGCAGACTTCTGTAGCAATGGTAAAGCCTTATCAGCATTAAGGAAGTAAGCAGTAATAGCGCCTTCGCCAACCTTGTAGAAATCCATAAGAGCGTTGCGAACATTTGGGTCAGCAGCACGGGCTAAATCTTGAGCCATTTGCGCTCTGTCTTGCACTTCCTTTGGAGATACTTCGTTTTCAATTATCTTACCCAAGGTTGCACGGTCATCATAGAAGCCAGCAGGCAAGTCAAAGAACTTTAAAGTTTGAACCATTTGGTTTTCAAGCCCAATATATTCAGCCTCTGTAATAGTGCGATTCTTTGTGCGAAGTTTTGCCATACCAGGAAAGCGTAGTTTGTATGCTGGCTGGTCATAAAGTTCAATAAGAGTCTGTGCCTCGGATACATCGTTCATGATGTTGTTGCTAATAAATGTAGCAAAGGCTTCATCATCAATACCTTGAGATTTAAAAAGAGCAATCAATTTATCTTTAGCAGCAACTTTAACCGCAAACTTATTATCTGCCTCAGTTGTGGTTGCCTTAGCAGAACCTGCAGCAAAAGCCTTATCAATGTCAGCCTGAGTAAACCCACCAGAAAACCCTGTAGCGCCTCCTGGCATACCGCCAGTGGCTCCTCCACCGCTTACTTGACCTGGAGGGGTTCCTGGACCAACACCTGTGTTAGCACCACTGCCATCTGGAGTTCCCGTAGGAGGTGTTGTAGTAGTAGGCGGGGTAGTAGTAGTTGGAGGTGTAGTTGTAGTAGGTGGAGTTGTCGTAGTTGGAGGAGTAGTTGTTGTAGGTGGTGTAACAACCTTAGGAGCAGGAGGAGCAATATTGACTTTTGTGTTAGAAAAAATCATATTACCCTTGTCATACTTAGGGTTGTTCATAAGCGTAGGATTTAAGTCTCTAATTTCTTTAAGAGTTAAACCATTAGCCTTTGCAATGTCATAAAGGGTATCGCCTTTTTCTACACGAACGGCTGTGTCGGGATTCTTTTTATCTGGCACTGCCATTATGACACCATCCCAAACTTAGTTAACATTGCTTTACCATAATTCATATAAGTTGCATCAGCGTTTTTAGTAAACTGCCATCTTGGGTCTGCTTTAATCATTTTGTCTGCTTCCCACAATGGTCGAGCAACAATTTTGCTTGGGTCATTAGGGTCAACAGATTGAAAAATCTTTCCATCTTTAAATAGTGGGTCATCCCACTTAATAGTATCAGGGTCAACTTCTAGTAACTCTGCAGCCTTTTGGCGGTAGTTAGAAGTTAAATCCCAAAGGGTTACACCTGCGTTAATTTGGTCTGCAAAGACTGCATACTTAGTAGCAGTGTTCTTGCGAATCTCTGCTTTAATATCATCAACAGAGGCACGAACACGAACACCGTTTTTGTCTGTAAGACCCATAAGGCGCTGTGTGTAATTTGTTCTATCACCAGCAGTAAGGTTCATGCCCATTGTCTGTGCCCAGTCTGCAACATCTTGAGTCTGCGCTGAGTAAAGCCCACCTTTAATCTTCTTAACAATTTCAGGGTTACTTGTAATAACACCTTCAAGTTGTTGTGGTGTCCAGTTATGAAGATATGCGTTTTCACCTAAGGCTGATATGTAACTAGATACAGTTGGGTCAGAGGCATCTAAACCTAAATCTGAGGCAGTCTTAGATGCTACTTGACGGAACTCGTTAACACCTTCACGGTATGCGTTTTCGCCACCTTTGATGCGGTCAATAAGTTTTTGAGCAACTGTTGGTCCGTTTAAACGATACCACTCAGTGTCATTAATCATTGTGGCAATAGTGTTAGCATCATATTTAAATGAGCCATCAGAGTTACGAACCTTTTGGTAAACGGCATTAAGTTCAGGAATAGTTGTTAACGCAGTAATAATCCAGGTTGCCATAGGAGGCGCTTCTGTTTCTGCAAGACCAGACTTATATTTCTTGCCACCGTATTCACCACTAAATGGTTTTCCGTCTTTGTAAAGGATACCGCCAATTGATTCAAACATTACGATTTAAGTCCTAACGCTTTGACAATAGCATTGCCAAACACATCTGCTGTTTGGAACTCTGCGTATCGTGGGTCTTGCTTTGCATAAGCCTCAACATCGGCAAGAACATCTGACGGTCCATAACCTGGTGTTGTTTTAACTCTGGTTGTGTTACCAGTGGTTGTGCGAACTGACTTAGTTGGATTCTTTGCTTCTTTCTTACGAACAATAGAAAGAATTTCTTTATACATTTTGTCGTCAACATTAGCCAAGCCAAGTGATTGAGCAAGTTGTCGTTTTGCAGTAGTTCTAATATCAGCCTCTGCCATAGGACTTACATCAATGGTAGTAGTAGTTTGGCTACCGCTACCTGTTAATCCTTTTTGAATATTTAACAATTCCCATGGGCTAACCTTGTTACCAGCACGGGCATAGTCTAAAGATAATTGACCATATTTATCCCACGCAGCCTTAACCTGAGTTAGGTCTGCAGTAGGGTCAAGGACTCTTGCATCAACAAATTTTTGCTTAGCAGCAGCAATACCTGCAGCATCTACTGGAAAACTTTTTTTCCAATCTGCAAGACTAACAAGTTCTGGTTTACTAACAGAGAGAGTTCCACCAAATTTTTTACGAGGAACTAATGTTTCAGTTTCTTTTCCAGTAAAAATACCAATACCGTTTAAACCACTTAATGGGTTTACATAACCTCTGGCTGCCATAAAATCACCAATGTTATTTGCACCTAAACCAAGTTGCTTGGCTGTAGTTCCATCTAAGAATTGTGTAACATCTACACCCTGGGCATCAGCATTAGCAATGGCTTGAGCAAATGAATCTTGAGCCTGTAGTTCAGCAGCAGAAGCATTAGGGTCTATGGCTTGGCTACCTGATTGAATTGTGTTGTAGATACCCACACCTGCTGCACCTGCTCCAAGCGCATAAACTCTTTTTTAGTTACAAGTTTTTTC